CCGGAATAAAAATCATTGTCGATAAAAAATAACAAATACCCGATATGTATTACACATATCGGGTATTTTTATATCCGAAAATTGAGATCAATAAAAGCGGGTTGCAAAGCCGATCAATAGAATCCAGCACGTTTTACCGTGTGCAGTCTGGTATTCATTCAATTATTGTGACTCAATAGGATATACCAAATGTCTTTACTGGTACACGCAAATGAAACGTGCGTAAAGTCCTGTTAATATGAAATTAATGCGAGTAGTGCTTCCTTGCATGATAAATCACGGAAACGGAAACAACCTTTATTGAAATAGAACCGCATATTTGAAATGAACAAATCACTGTTATTCAGTATTACATAGTTTATATTATGTTCATCGGTTGTTACTGCTATTTTATATGGGTAATTCATATCTGGTCTGTTATCACAATACACAATTCCGCTGGATGCGTATTCACGTATTGCATAATGCTTTCCCTTATATTTTATTGTGCATAAATATCTGCTTTTTCCGTCTGGCTTTTCAATAAATGCTTTATTGTCATTCAGATACACAGCTTGCGAAGCATAAGCCGCATAATCTGCACCACTGAACGCACGATTAAAAGCGGATTCTTTCAAAGCGGTTGACGCTGATTCTACATATCCCTGTTCAAGAACAAAACCATTACCACGCAGAAAATTTGTATCTTCTCTAAGTCTGGAACTGATTCCCAACGCGACATAATAAGGATTGATTATAGATACAGGGTTTGCAATCATATAAACAGGAACATATCTTGTCTGTTTACCCTGCCCACGTGCTATTGATGTATGTATTGACATAAATTTGCGAATTTCATCGGTACAATATTTATTTGTTTCTGATTGAAATTCGTCAAATAACATTCGTGATACATCACTGAACAGGTGCGAATACTTTTTTAATGCGTCAGCAGAATTTAATGAAATTGCATAACCGCATGAAACTCCATTTTCTTCTCCATGCTTGAATAAAAACAATTCATGGTAAATCCCTTTTGCTTTTTTGATCGAACGCATTTCATAATTCTGGAAGAACAGGGATTTAATATCTTTGAAAAACTTATCTGCTATATCATCCAATTCATAATTAAAGCGATATACCAGGCAGAATTTCTCTTTACGTTTTATGAACGAATTTACACAAAGCCTGTTAAAGTATGTTGTTTTACCACCAGTACGGTTTGTAGTACACATGTATATTTCTGGTTTATCTCCATTTATATCGAGTAAACTAAGCAGCTTTGTTCCGTCATAATATTTTGACATTATTTTCCATCTCCTTTTTCTCCTTTAATTGTACCATAAATATTGATATTTTTCAAGTGTTGTGGTAAAATATAAAGTAGTTGTGGAAAGGCGGTGATAATTTGTTTTGTTATGTATTGGTCATATCTTTGATCGGTTTTGACATTGTGACAGGGTTGACCAAAGCACTGAAAAATGGGAATGTTTCAAGCAAGTATTTGCGTGAAGGACTTTTTCGAAAATGCGGCGAAATTTTCACTTTGTTTGCTGGCTGGTTATTTGAATTTGTAAATGAAACTATGGAAACAGGTGTTGCAATTCCGCTTGCGTCAAGTATTGCAACATACATTGCAATTATGGAAATTGTTTCTATTATCGAAAATATTTGTGAAATCAATCCAGAACTTGAAAGATTATTTCATCCGTATTTAGCACAGTTTGAAGAAAAGGAAAAAGACGATGATGTTAAAAGGGATTGATGTATCAAAACATAATGGTGTTATAACGTGGGCGGACGTAAAATACCACATTGATTTTGCAATGTTGCGTGCTGGTTATGGCAAGAATAATATCGACACTATGTTCAACAGAAATGCAACAGATTGTGAACGAAACGGTATTCCTTATGGAGTCTACTGGTTCAGCTACGCATACACACCGGAAATGGCAAGGAATGAAGCAAAATATTGTCTGGAAATTATCAGTGAATACAATCCTACATATCCGGTATGTTTTGATTTTGAATATGATTCCGTAGCATATGCAAAGAAAAATGGAGTAACAGTGACAAAGAAATTAATGTGTGATATGGCGATTGCGTTCCTGTCTGAAATTGAAAAGGCTGGATATTATGCAATGAACTATACGAACATTGATTATTTGAATAAAGGCTTTTCAAGTCTTACAAGTAAATATGATACATGGCTGGCTCAATGGAATGTGAAAACACCATCTAAACCATGCGGCATATGGCAGTATTCAGATAGTGGAAAAGTAACAGGAATTGACGGTAGAGTTGACATGAATTATTCGTATCATAATTATGCAGAAATAACAGCAAAAATGAACAAAGCAAAGAAAAACAACAAAGCAATAGTACAAAGCAAATTAGGACTTACGGACGGAACCATGCAGTATTTATCAAAATATAAATACGCTGATGATCTTTTCCGTAAAATTGCAAATGGATTAAAATAGGGGGTGAATTAATGGCGATTTTAAGTCGTGAAGAATTTTTCAATCGTATCAATACTGTTGTTGGTGATGATTCTTCTGATGAAGCTATTTCCTTTATCGAAGATATGAGTGATACCTATAACGCTATGGAAGATAATTCAAACAGCGGTGCAGAATGGGAAAGACGATACAGGGAAAATGATGAAGCATGGCGAAAGAAATATTCGACAAGATTCTTTCGTGGTGATGCCACCATAGTTGATAACGAACCGAACGAACCGGAAGTTATCGAACCGGAAAATATTACCATTGATGATTTATTTGAATAGGAGGTAAATTATGCCTAACGTACCAAACACACCAAAACTTAACGCAACAGCGGTTGATATTCTGAACGCAATCAGAAATTCCGCAAGTGCAACTTATCGTGATTATGTTCCTGTTGCATCTGAAAATCAGGATTCTGTTAGGGAAATCGGCGCCATCATTATGGACTATCCTGCACTCCAGAATGAATTCCTCAATGCGCTTGTAAACAGAATTGGTCGGGTGCTTATTACATCTAAGATGTATGACAATCCGTGGTCTTATTTCAAAAAGGGTATGCTGGAATTTGGTGAAACTATTGAAGAAATTTTTGTCAATATCGCAAAGCCTTTTGAATATGATGTAGACACAGCGGAATCCGAAGTATTCAAGCGTGAAATTCCAGATGTTCGTGCTGCTTTCCATATTCTGAATTATCAGAAATTCTATAAAGTAACTATTCAGAACGAACAGTTAAGACAGGCTTTCCTGTCCTATTCCGGTGTTTCTGATCTGATTGTCGGCATTGTTAATTCCATGTATACTGCTGCGAATTACGATGAATTTCTGACTATGAAATATCTGCTTGCAAAGCACATTCTCAATGGTCAGATGTACCCAGAACAGATTGATACTGTTTCAACTGCAAACATGAAATCTATTGTCGGTAAAATCAAAGGTATTTCCAACAACATTGAATTTATGAAATCGAAATATAATGTTGCTGGTGTTGCCACTCACACCGAAAAGGATGACCAGTATTTTATCGTAAATGCTAAGTTTGATGCTACGATGGACGTTGAAGTTTTAGCTGCCGCTTTCAATATGAGTAAAGCTGAATTTCTCGGCCACAGGGTTCTGATTGATTCTTTCGGTGATCTTGATACTGACAGACTTGACCAGCTTTTTGCTGACGATGCAAATTATGAAACGCTGATAACAGCAGAACTGGAAGCACTGGACTCCATTCCTTGTGTGCTGGTTGACAGGGATTGGTTTATGATTTTTGACAATATGATGAACTTTACCGAACAGTACAACGGACAGGGACTGTACTGGAATTACTGGTATCATGTTTGGAAAACATTCTCTGTTTCTCCATTCGCTAATGCTATTGTATTCGTTCCGGCTACTCCGAGCGTAACGAGTGTTTCTGTATCGCCATCCAGTGCGACAGTTGCCGCTGGTCAGTCGGTTCTGCTTACTGCTACGGTGGTTACGCAGAACTTCGCAAGCAAGGCGGTTAATTGGAAACTCCTTAGCGGAACTTCCGGCAATACTGATCTGCCAGAAACTACTGCTACTATTGACATTTACGGTACAGTACATGTTAAAACTGGTGCAACAGGTTCTTTCAGAGCAGTTGCAACTTCTGTTGCTGACCCTACAAAGTCCGCAACAGCAACAATCACTATTGCATAACAGTTAATTTTTCGGCGGCGGGTTACTCCTTTACCCGCCGCATTGAATATGAGGTGAAATATGGCATATATAGCACCAAATAGTAATATTTATTTAATGCGTGGGGTTCGTCTTGACCCGACATACGAAAACACTATTTTCTTTGATACGTCTACGGCACAATCCGCATATTTTCAGAGTAAAACAGTGCGGACATTAGCGGCACAGAGTTATCAGAGAAAAAACAAAAATACATTGCGTATTCAAGTACCATATTCACAGGTTTTTGATGTAAACTATATGGCATTTTTAAATCTCAGTTTTGAGTCGAAAATGTTTTATGCGTTTGTGAAAAAAGTTGAATACATTAATAATGTAACTACTGAAATAGAATATGAACTGGACGTAATGCAAACATGGATGTTTAACTATACTCTCGGTCAGTGTTTCGTTGAACGTGAACATGCCGCAAGAGATTATATTGGTGATAATGTTTTACCAGAACCAATTTCGGTTACTGAATGGGCATATACAGAAAAAGTACAGTGTCCAGCATTTGACCCGACACCGCCGGCAGGTGCTTCTGATTATCTTGATTATTTGCCAAAGGTCCTTGTTTTTTCGTCAGAAGGTGCTTATTCATTATTGCCACAATCATGGGCGGCTAATTGGGCAGACGAACCATTTGTATTTACTGGTTCTAAAGTTTATAATGCTGGTTATATAAATGGATTTCTGCCGCCGGCTTCTGGTGTTTCTCCAAATCCAAATATAGCGGCATTTTTAGAACAGGTTGTAAAGAACAATAAAGCTGGTTCTATAATTTGTTTAGTGATGTGTCCTGGATTATTTGCGCCGTATTTAGTTTTTAATTCGACAGCAGGAAAATATGTAAATAAAACGTCACATATAAATAATCCGTATAGCTGGAATATTCCAAAAAATTTATCATGGACATACAAAAAGAACGGTGTAAATGTAACTCCAAGAAATATGAAATTATACACGTTTCAATTTAACAAACTGATAATCACAGATCATAATGAAGCGAGTGCTGAATTTGCCTATGAATATTTTGTTGGTTCTCAAACAGATTGTCAGTTTAATGTGTTTGCTTGCATTACTCCAAATCCGGAATTTTCTTGCGTTCCACTGAATTATAAGGGTATGCCTGTTGCGTCAATATATCAATTGGTTTCTCATGGTTATCCGCAATGTTCATGGAAAACTGATGCTTATGATGCATGGCTGGCACAAAATAAATATAGAATACTTACCGGTTCTGCAACAGGAATGGCGGGAGCTGCAACAGGGGCAGCAATAGGTGGAGCAACAGGAAATGCGGTTGGTGCGGTTGGTTCTGCTATAAGTCCTTTAGGCAAAGCAATGAGCAATTTAGGCGAAGCATTAACACAGCAGACACTTCCCGATCAAATGCGTGGTTCAATTGGTCAAAGCATTAATATGCAATCTGAATCAGAGGGTTTCTGTTATTATACCGCAAGGGCAATTGACCAAGTTTGCGCAATGGCTGATGATTTTTTCGATATGTACGGATATAAAACGTGCTTGAATAAAATACCAAATAGAAAAGTGCGTGAAAACTGGACATATACAAAAACGGTAGGATGCGCAATTTTCCCGAATAACACAACCGATGTTCCGGCAGAGGATTCAAAGAAAATCCAGTCAATATATGATGCTGGTATTAGATTCTGGGTGAATGGTGATAATATCGGGAATTATTACCTGTCAAATTTATGCTTGTAGGGTGGTGATAAAATGGCGAAAAAATTCAGAAATAAAAAACCTACAAGTTTAGGAAATCAGCAGTTTTATGAGTCGGCATATAAAAATGATGTGATCTTTCAGCAGTATTACAACAGATTATTAGAACTGTCTATTTCAATGTTTGAATGGACAGGTTTACCCGATTCAATTGACCCGCGATTTTTAGAACTTGTATTATTTGGTGATGGTTTTTCGATTTTCTTTAAAGATGATGTTCTGGGATTCCTTGCCTTGCGTACTATGATTGGTGGGCGGTTGGACGTTTATCAGATTCCAATGGAGCGCAGAGCATATGCAAGTAACGGTTATAATATGAAACTGGATTCAAGTAATTCTGTTATCATTTATAACAATATGATTCACACAAATAGTGTTCTGGAAGTCGAAAATTTCAGTGCAAGGCTGGCAAAGCTGGACAGAATCATTGATGTAAATTGCAATGCTCAAAAAACTCCGGTTCTTATTACATGCGATGAATCACAGCGGTTGACCATGAAAAATCTGTATATGAAATATGAGGGGAATGTTCCGTATATTTTTGGTGATTCTAATCTGAATCCTAATAGTATTAAGGTTCTGAAAACAGACGCACCGTATAATGCGGATAAACTCTACACACTGAAAACGCAGATTTGGAATGAAGCATTAACCTATCTGGGTATTTCAAATGTAAATATTCAGAAACGTGAACGACTTATTACCGATGAAGTAATGAGAAATCAAGGTGGTACAATTGCAAGCAGGTATTCTCGCTTAGAATCACGCAGACAGGCTTGCAAACAGATTAATAAAATGTTCGGTCTGGATATTTGGTGTAATTATCGTGAGGACTTTCAAGATATTGATGCACTTGATTTTGATACACTGGATAAGGTAGATCAGAAAGAGGGTGAGCAGAATGAGTAAATTCACAACAGAGGTTAGATATATTTGTGAAACTGCCGCTGGTCTTGATGCTTCTGTCGGTTTTGATTCTCTCAATGATTTGCTTGCCGAAGCTGCGCCAAATGTTTTTAATTTTGATTTTCCTATTTTCGATGAAAATTACAGATTGCCGCTGGAAGTAAAGATTTTACGGCATTTCTATACAAGGGAAATTTGTGAGGAAACAGTTGGACTCTGGAAATTAAGATTGCAACAGAAATTACAGGAAATCATGCCGTATTATAATAAATTGTATGAGTCGGAATTGTTAGAATTTAATCCGCTTTATGATTTTAGTTATACGGCTAATAAGACTGTTGAAACAGAGGGAACAGAAGAAACAACAGGAACAAGCAGAGATACGCACACTGGAACTGATACATATGCACACACTGGAACTGATAATAGAACTACTACTGATAATGGTTCTGTTACACATGGTAAAAAAGAAACAACGGCATACACTGGTCAAGCAACATTGACAGACAATTTCTATACTGATGATATTGATAAATATTCTGATACACCACAGGGAGCGTTGTCGGGTGTTATGGCTGATGAATATTTGACAAATGCAAGAGTCGTTCAGCATAGAGGAAACAACACGCATGATACCACGTTTGTAAATAGAATTGACGAAACTACGAATAGCGGAACAGATACATCGACTGGAAGTGGTTCTAATAATAGAACTGTTAATCTGAACGATCAAAGAACGGCTAATTTAGTTGATACAGGAAGCACATCTGGTACAAAAGATATTAATAATCTTGAAACTTATATTGAAACGGTTTCTGGCAAGCGTGGTGGTTTGAGTTATAGTAAAATGCTGATGGAATTTAGAGAAACTTTCCTCAATATTGATGCTATGATTTTAAATGATTTGAATAGTTTGTTTTTCGGTTTATGGGAATGAGGTGTAAACATGGGTGCAAATTTTATTCCGAGTCTTAATGGGTATACTGGACAGGGAGCGTTCCGGTTTTGGTGTCAAAAGGTTCTGCCACTGGTTTATGACGATTCACTGTCTTATTATGAATTACTCAATAAGGTTGTTGAGTATTTGAATAATGTGATTGATGATGTTTCTACTATGGGTGGAAATATTGATGCACTGATGGCTGCCTATGAAGAATTACAGAATTATGTGAATGATTATTTTAATAATCTTGATGTACAGGCAGAAGTAGATGCAAAACTTGACGAAATGGTTGAAAGCGATTATTTTGATACGCTGATTGACTCTTACTTTGTGTATAAAACAACGCTCTATGATAAACCTACTTTGTTTAGGAAAAAAGTGTTTAACCGACTTATATATGACGGTCATGTATATGGTCAACAGGGTTGCATTGCAACAGATAAATATATTGTGCTGGCAATGAATGACTTAACCGTTGCGGATTCAAGTAATTTACTGTATATTCTGGATAAAGACACATACCAGCCACCAGCAAGCGGTTTTGCAGAAAATCCAATTGTATTAACTTTTAACGCTGGCACTACTCCGAGAAGAAGTCATGCCAATTCTCTTGCATGGGATCAAGACGCAAATGAAATATATTTATTCACAATGCAAGATAATTATGCCATCGTGTTTGATGCTGATACCCTTGCAGAAAAACGCAGAGTTATTCTTCCTGTTGGTGGTCAAATTGGATATGATAATATCAATAAACATTGGTGTTTTATCGCATATGAGGATAGTGAAACTTATTCCATTAGAATTTACGATCAAAACAGAACCAATCTGCTTAGAACAGTCACAGGAAAGCGAATTGGAACTACACAGGGTTGTTATTTTAATGGCGGTTTAATTTATTTACCAACAAGCCTTGAAAGCACAAACCCACTTTTCAATGGTCTGCAAAATATACAGGTTATAGATACTGAAAGTAACGCTATTCGTTCGTGGTGGTTTGCTTCGGGAATTGAACTTGAAGATATTGGCGAAATAGATGAAAATACGTTGGTTGTCGCTACTAATTCTGGTACACAGGTTAAACTGTTTGAATTACCAATCAGAGGTGAAAATATAGTTTCAGAATTAGAGCCGTATGCTTTGCTTGATTTATGCGGCACAGTTGATATGGACTATGTTGCAAAAACTGTCAAAACTTCAACGGCTGGAGCGTGGTCATATTATCTGGATGAAAAAACAAAATTTATTGTTGCGTTTGGTAGATTTGATGT